TGTCCTCAGCAGCGACATCAATAACCTGAGCAGACTTAAATGCTGGCTCTGTTACCAATGAAACTTCTAGCAGCTTGGCAGCAGATACGAACATCACATTGCCTTTCTGCTTTGACTTAATTACTTCAACTCCGACACTAAGGCCACTTTGTAAGCCTTCCTCAGCAAGAATTAAAGCCTCTGTACCACGATTAGATCGTGAAACCTTAAAGGATGCATATACGCCATCTTCTTGCTCAGTAAATTGTGTTGCTTTACCAAGAGGTTGGCGTGAGTCATGCTGGTTTAGCAACTTGACAGTTTTAGGGTCTTCTGGAAGTGCGATTGCACCTTTCTCAAAGACAACCTTACCTGCTGAAGTGTTGCCTACTTCGCCTGTTCCTGCTGGCACAATCTTGCCTGAGATTAAGCGTTCCTCAACATTGGCAATGAGTCCAGATGAGAAGTGGATTACCTGATTCTCCATTATTCGATTCCTTCGCTTCCATTAGGTGTTAAATCTTCCATCTCCATAGCTTGTTCTATTGTGATTAAGCCAAGAGATAACATTTTCTCAATTACTAGCAAGCGTTCCATTGGTTCTGTTGCTAGGAATGAAGAATCTACATCGAACTTAACTGCATTGCCTCTAGCAGTAATATCATCCATAGACAGACGATCTTCTATTGCACATACATATGGAGCAAGTGATAGAGAGTAAAATGATTTTCTTTCGTCAAGCAAGTTTGAGTATGTCATGCTCTGGTTGGCTTCTGCTGAAATCATGTAACTAGGGATATTGCATAAGCGGCTAATTTCCGTAGCAAGGAATTGCTGTGCTTCGTCATACATCATGTCTTTAGGTGAGAACGATGTTGGCTGATATTCAAGAGTAGATGTTAAGTAAGCAGTTGCACGATTTTGACGAGCGTTCTTCCATGCAGCTAGTAATCCTGCAACTTCTTTAGGGTCAAGGTCAGCACCATTATTCCGAAGCACTCCAGAAGGCATTGGTGTGCTCGCTGCGATAACACTTGCTTTGCGAAGATCAATAGCTGCGCGGATAGTTTCACTTCCGCGTTCTAGGATTCCCTCATCAAATGCCTGAAAGGTGATAATACTTCCCAGACCTGACATAGGTACAGCAACTGCATCAATAAAATACTGAGTGATTTCCATGCCGTAAAGGTCAGTGTTAAAAGTAACCTTGACATTAGGTATCCACTTAAAGCGAGAAGGACGGCCATCTTCTGCATAGAGTTCTGTAACTTGCCAATAAGCAACTCCATACATAAGAAGTGAATCAACAGTCCAAGCCATTGTTACTGATCTAGGTTGGTTAATTGCTGGTTGATCTACCCATACTGGATTACCTAGTTCTTCTCCAGTTGATGTGCGATAAAGGTTAAGTGGCAATCCACCGATTACACCTTTTAATAAATTAGCGCATCTAGCTACTGAAGGTACAGACATTGCCTCATTACGATTAACGCGAGGCAGAACATAATTGAAAAGCGAGTTAAGATTCTCGCCCATAATGGTTGGGGCGTATTGCGCTGTAAGCGATGTCTTATTAGGAGTGGTTGCTTCTGTCTTGCGGAATAGACCCATAGTCATAAAGTGTAGCATTTGTCAAGTAATTAGACAACACGCTAGGGGTATGTCTAAGTAATAATTTGAGGTTTAGGTGCGGGGAGCATTAACTTGCTAACTACCATCGCCAAGCCAATAGGAGCAGAAATGTCTCCTGCTGACTTGCGTTTTATGATTCTCCAAGCCGAGTCATTGACTTTAGCTGCACAGTTATTCATTTGCTGGATGAGTTCTGCCTGACCATTATGAACAACTTTGTGAGTCACTAATCCAGTCAATAAATCCCCACATGCCTGATAGAACTGCTGGCCTGATACATCCTCTGTCATAACTCCAGCCTGCTTTAATCTATCGGCTATGGATTGAGTCGCGTACTTGTCGTAGCAGACTAATCGCGGTCTGTAAAGGTCACACCAGCCTTTAATAGCCGCTGCAATCTTTAAATCATCAACTGCGACCTGAGAACTCCATACTTCCATAATGCCAATACCAATTCGCCCGTCACTGAGTAATTGGCCAGCCACTAATGACGCATTTCTCCTACTCGGACTTACATCAAAGGCAAAGACTGTGTATGCACCGACTGCAAGCTCTAGAGTGTTATCGCTTGTCTCCTCTAGGACTCCATGAGGCCAAGGACTCTGCAAGGAATCAATCCACTGGCATAAAGTTTCAGTACGAGTAGTCTCAATAGGAGCAGTTGCAATGGCTTCCTCGATTGACTCACGAGTGACAGTAAATCCGAGTGCTGGATTGCTAGGTGCTACAGCATCTCGCCAAAAGGCTTCTGATCTAATGTCTATCTTGCAATACTGTGGAGCAGAATACTCATAGTAGCCAAAGGTCTCAGGCGGGTAATCCTTGGCGCGCTCGACAAGGGAATTAAGCACTGTGCTAAAAGCATCTCCAGCATTGCTAGTCAAAAATGTCTGAGCATTAGCTCTTGCGCGAGTAGTAGGGATAGCAGCTTTATAGCCGTCCTCGGATATTTCACGCACTTCATCAATCCATAAGAAGTCAGCAGTACGACCACGAGCTGAGTCGCGGGTATCTGATACTAGGTCAAGGGTTGCACCATTAAGCAGCTCTATTCGCTCGCCGCCATTGGCATAACGCACTGCCTTAGTCATTGCCTTTAACTCTGGAGTTGATTCTATGATCCATGCGATTTCTCTAAAAGTCATAAGGGCAGTTGCTCGGTTAGAGGACATGATGATGTGCTTCTTTTCATCGCCATAGAACATGCCCCAGATAACACGCACTCTGCCAAGGTGACTTTTGCCATTCTGTCTCGAAATTAGGAGCAGCGCGGTCTTGACTTTGTACTGCTCTTTCTTATCGACCATCATCATCTGTTTAAGAATGAACTCTTGGTAAGGCATGAGTTTGTCCATCTTTAGACGCTCAACCATTTCAAGAACTTCACTAGATCGTGACTTGCCTTTGAGAAGTGGTGAATGAACCCTTGGTTGAGTTGCCCCTCGTAGCGGCTGGGTCTTTTTGGTCTTAGTTGTCATTGACTCGGATTAGGTCGGACTGTAAAAGGACTGTCCAGCATCGGCTCGGACTTCATCGGGGATATATGTTCTAAAAAGACAGGGGGGGTAGAGGTCTTACCTAAAAAAACCCCCTCATTGAGCGCACCCTTCTTACTGTTGCATGGAGCACAGCAGGCAACAAGGTTATCCATGTCATGACTGCCACCATCCTTGCGGCTAATCACATGATCTACTTGATTAGCTTCTTGACCACAGTATGCACAGATGTAACCATCACGCTTCAATACTCTTAAGCGTTGGTCTTTCCACTTCTGTAATCCAAGCTCTCTATGGCTTGCATCTCTTAATGCCACCCTTTAGTTCTCCAATGATCTAATGCAATGCAAGGCTCACCATATCTATGGCCTATGTAGTCTAAGCCCCATCGTACCTGAGTCCAACCATCCTGCTCTCTTAGCCACTCACTCTTACCTTGAGGAATACCATAATGACTACCATTAACAGCTAATGGATTCCATGCTGATTCTTTACCATAGAGCTTTAATAAGCATTTATATTCTTTATAGTTAAAGTCTAATAAATAGAGAGAATAAGTCTTGTAATCAATATACTCTTTTTGTTGCACTGATTCAGAGCTACCTGCATAAGGCATTATGCATAGAGCTATCCCAATAGCTACTAGCACCCCGCAAGCTACGCCCCTGAAGGGCTTGCGGTGAGCCTTTGAGAGGCTCTGCGCCGTTAGCGTACCATACCGTGTCAAGATGTGCATAACTCTTGTCCAATCTGAGCGTGAAGTGAAGTTTTGCCCCTACTTATCCACAGGTGTGCATAACTTATTTATCTTTGCCCCAACCAGTTCCCTTGAAGATTGCTCCTACTGGACTAATAACTTTGTCCATTGGTTCATTGCAATAAGTGCATAGAACTGTTGGTTTGTCGTGCCAGCCATGATGCAGCTCATTCTTTAATCCGCATCTTCCACATTTGTAATCGTAGGCTGGCATGTTTTACATTCCCCAATCATCCATGATCCACAGCCATCACATCTAACAATGTCTGCTTCTGTCGGTTTAGTTTCTATATGACCATACTTTAATTCTAGAAGGGGAAGCAAGTCCTCTAAACGAATAACGCATGCATACTCCTCTGCGTTAGTCCCTTGTCCGTTTAATCTCAGAACGGCAAAACCGACCTCCCCCGACTTGTCAGTTCTAGCTTTAATCTGAGCGAGGACTTGCTTTGGTTGGAACCCAGCACGAGCTTTGACTTCACAGTCAAAAGGCACGCCCTGAATATCCTTTCCCTTTCCGCGACCGACGGATGCATAAGGCCAGACCTTCCCCAAGTAATCTGCCACTACGCGTTCTGTCGCGAAACCTCTGTATTTCCTGTGCTGACTAATGGTTCATTCCTGCCATATAGCCCATTGCAACTCCACCAATGAATAAAGCCAATGTCAAATACATAAGCAATGCTTCCTTATCCATTGACTGCCCTGCACTTATTACATGACCAAGTGCCAGCAACTACGACACCTTCAACAATTCTTGCAGTGATCGTAATGTCAGATGCCAGTGTTGGTTCATTGCATAATTGGCAATTAACTGTGTCAATCATAGGCACATCTTCCACATTAACCCAGCCGTCAGCTGTGTGAAACTCTGCATACCCCATTATACCCTCGCCTTCTGTGGTTCCCACTTGCCTGAACTACTTAGGTTATACCAATGCGTTGGACACTTATCCATCCCACCACTTTGACCCTTGGTTGCACAGAAGAACCCAGCCCAATCGCGACCTTTAGAATTACCAGTGCGCCATTCCATGTGGCCATGATTGCAACTAGGTGCATCCATAGCTTCTGCCGTTCCAAGAATCTCTGTAACTGTTGCCATTGCACTCTCTAGTGTTACTGGAGCTAGTGTGGTCTTGACAGATGATCCGATTGGTGTAGTCCAGTAATCAGTGTCACCTTCTTTAATGTCCTGTGGTGCTGGCTTTACTTCTTGCTTGACTACTTTAAGAGCTGGATGGTTTGGTGCAACCTTGCTCATTTCTTCGCGGCTAGGACGCTTTCCTTTAGGAGCATAACCCGCATTTGCAAGTGCTCTGCCAATAGCCGATGTCTCGCAATTCTCCAATGCAGAAGTTTGATTGACCCCGCGAGAGCTAACTGTTTCTTCAGCGTACCCTGTTGCCCATGCGATGCTATCTTGGCTAGTCTTAAAGAGATAAGCCTTAACAATGTATCGAGTTGCTTCCACCACTTCCAACTCAGTGCTAATACGAAAATCTGGATAGTCCTTAATAAACTTTTCAAGTCTCACCTCTACTGGTTCGTAATCGGCTAAATTAAACATATAGGTCATTTTCCTCTGTTTGTAGTTGTCCAGCGATTGCTAGATAACTGGCTCCATCAATCCAAGAATCGACTCTGGTTCCATCTTCGATTGTCCTTGCAATTTTGACCAGCGATAGGATAACTGCAACTTGGTAATCTTCCACTGGCATTTCAAGGTAGGCACTGATAAGTCGTGCTGCTCGTGCCATATTGTCACTTGGGTGGCCGTAAGCGAGTCCTCTGTCTTTGTATAGATCAGTGGCAGAACTAAGTATCTCTGCATGTTTCATTCTGACCAGAACTCTGAGCGATTCACAGCTCTGCCTTTATGCCATCCATCGCGATGTCCGCGATCATAGGCTTCTTTGTAAGAACTAACTGCCATTACTATAAAGCTAATACCTGCACCAATGAGGCAGATAATCAGCAACTTCTCATTATTTGTCATTCTGTACCTATCTGTGCCAATGCCCTTGATTGGCTACAGGATTAGTGTCGCATAGAGTCCAGACTAATTAGCGGACATTTTGATAACGATATGGTAACGAATCTGCTTCGTCAATCATCGTGTCAATCGTGCGAACTACATCAAGCGTAAAGTCGTCCATATAGGGTAAATGACCCATCCTTATTTATAGGCACTAGCATAGGACTCACGCGGTCTCCATGTGTCTCTATGACTGCCACGCTCATCTGCCAATTAGCGCTTCCAGCCTTCAAATAAGAGGCTTTCTTCTTGTCCATGACATTTCCTGCCTCTAAGCCCCACAAAGTCCTGTATGAGGCTCCTATGCCCTCTGTGAAGGCACTAATGCCTGCCCTGTGCGTGTGACCACAGACCACAGACTTGCCGAACTTCTTAGCCAGCCCAAGAGCTGTAAGCCCAGCATTCGAATTCATTGATCCTTCATCGCCATGAACTAAGACCCATCCCTTATGAAACTCGAATGGTCTTTTATGGAAGCGGATTCCGAGTCCAGCGAAGTCCATAAACTTTGCGTATTCCAGTTCTGGTAATCCGATGAGGCTAGGTGCGCGTAATAGTGTGTGGTATAGGCGGTCTGTGTGATTGCTCCGAGTGACATCTGTTGTGCCGAGTTCATAGAGAATATCTTGCGCAAGGCTTCTGTCAGCATCTAGCGTACCTTCCCACTCCAACTTAGTACCTTGAGCCCAGCGAGACTGGCTCTGCATATCTAACTCATCGCCTGTATTGAGGATGAGGTCAAACTTCTCTCGCTTTACTAACTTAATGAGATTCTTTACAGCTGCTTCATGATGAAAAGGTATCTGAAGGTCGCTGATAATTAAATATCTCGCTTTAGTCATCGTCCTCATCTTCGTAGTTGCCGAACTTCTCTGGATCGACAGGGTCAGGCAATATCCAAGCAGGATAGGATTGAGGCTCAGTAATCATGAACATGGCTACATCTTCTTTGAAGCCTGCTCGCTTAAGACTACAGAAATACTCATATAAACCAATGCAATAAGCATCAAGCTTTGAGTAGCCTTGTTCCTCTAATGCCTTAGTTGCTTTTCTTGCCATAGCAGAATGTTACCTGTCTAACAAAATGTTGTAAATCTCGTCCACCCGCGTGTTCAATCTTTTAATTTCGCTAAGAAGATGAGTAATTACATAACCTGACAGGCCACCGACTATTGCCAGCGTTGCTAGGTAGAGCGTGAAGAAGTCGGATTGTGTCACTTCTTAGGGGTCGCATATCCAAACACACCAGCAAGAACAGCCCAAAGAACTGCACGATAATCAAGTGCAAAGTTAGATGCAGCCCAAGCTGATAGGAATGCTCCAGCAGTAAGGATGTAAGGGTTTTTCATGTTCATATTTGCTCCTCGTCAGGTAGGTCAATCTCTTCAATTATGTTGTCATTGGGTTTGCTTGAATCGTAACCGCCCAAACCATAAGTAATTGTCTTGTTCATTATGCCACTTTTAACCAAACTACCACTGGAGTGGTGCTTGCCGTCAAAGTGCCAGCAGTTGCAAAACCGCTTGTTGCATTCACAGACTCCGTAAATCCAGCAGTTTGTGAATTACTGTTGCTGGGAGATGAATAACCGTCTCCAATAACGGGAAAAGCATTTGAGGTGTTTCCTGTTCTTAAAAATGTACAAGTACCAGAAACGCTGATGCCATTTGCCGCAAGCCAATAAATCCCAGCAGATAAAGTTTGACTTATTGTTATTTCATAATTTGTATTGGTAGCAGTTGCAGAAATTGTGCCAGCATCAAGTAAAACAGTTGAAGGTAAATCAGTAGATGAACTAGCGTTATAGATACCTAGGCGCACTGAAGATGTGCCTGTAAAACTTGTACCTGACCTTACTGTTATTTTATCAAAATTTGTAGCAGTCGGCACATATAAGGCAGTATAAGAAGTAGAATTGGCTCCAAAGGTAGTTGTTGCAGTAAGATTTGTACCAGTCCAAACTCTATAATACTGACCTGAAACAAACTTTGTTCTCCACGTTTGTCCAGTTGAAGTAGTCCATTGAGTGTTGTAGTCAGTGCCATCTATTTTTGACAATACTTGTCCAGCAGTTCCGCCTGCTACTACTCCTGCCCCTGTCGCGCCCTGAATACCTTGAATGCCTTGAATACCCTGTGATCCTGTAGCACCAGTTGCACCAGTTGCACCTGTAGCACCAGTTGCGCCAGTAGCTCCAGCCGCTCCTGTTGCTCCTGTAGCACCTTGTGCGCCTTGAACACCAACAGAAGATACTGTTACAGCGTTTGTCTGCTGTGTGACAGTTACTTCATTGACTACTGGTGTGACTATTAAAGTGTCACTCATTGAGTTATCTGCGCATTCACTGTGGCATTTCCCTGAATTAAACGAGTGACTACTCCAGTGCTAGATGTAATCTCTAGATCATAATCATACTTAGCAGCAGTCATAGCCCCAGTTTGTGCAGCTGTGGCATGAATAGCCAGAGTGCCTGTGTTTGCTGTAATAGTAATGCCAGCAGATGAAGTCAAAGATAGTGCAGCAGTAGTTGAAGATGAAGTCAATCGGAATTGCATTGCTGCTGTATAGCCAGTTAGGTTAATGGCAGTGCCATTGGAATCTTTATAGGTGATGGTCAGATACCAGTCAGCACCTTGGTCAATAGTGTAAGAGTATTGTTCAGCCATTATTCTCCGCCTAACATAGGTATTTGAAAAAACTCACCCAATAAGTCAGCTTCTTTCTTAAAGCTGACATGCATGTGGTGAAGGTGTTTGTTAGCCCCTGTGTAGTTGCGCCACTTCCAGTTAAGGATGGGAGACGCAATCCTGCCGTTAAATATAATGTACGAGATGCGCTTCTCTGCCTTAGACTTGCAACTGATTCGAAGCTGATCTGCAAGGTCTGGCATGATATGCGGTTTGACTCCTGCACCGAATAAGTCTGCGTCAATGTCAATGGCACGAACCCAGCCTTGCTCATCTGGATTATGATCAGACTTGCGAGCAGCGTGTCGGCTATCACCGAGCCAGCCGTCACTTGCTCTGTCACGATCCGAGAAGGAATCATCTAACTGCTCTCTTAACTGGATTGCAGCTTTAGAAAGTCTTGGCTTCATCCAACAAGCAAAGCAGCTTCTTGAGCAGTAATACCCAACTTAACTAACAGTGCTGCTTTGTCTGCTTCTGCTTTGGCTTTGTCTGCTTCTGCTTTTGCAGTTGCTTCTAAACCTGCTTGATAGTCAGCCAATTCGTCAGCGTTCATTTCACGCACAATGCTTTCGCCTGTTGTGTGGTCATAGATTCCGATTTCTGGTGTCATTATGCTGCCGCCAATCCGTAGATAGATACTGTTCCTGTCATATTACTTGCGCATTTTAATAAAAAGCCCGTATAAGTACGGGAAGTATTTGAATTTCCATTGAAAAATCCGCCATAACCGCCTTGCGGGTCATTGTATGCGCCGTTAAAATCTGCTGGAAGTGAAGATGTGCCAACGCTTGAAATATAAAAATAACCTGTTCCTGGAACGGCTAAACTTCCGCTACTTAATAACAATGTCATTTCGGCCGTGTTGTTAGAATTGTTATTGGTAACTGTCGTTGTATTAACACGGCTATAAATACTATTGCCGTAATAATTGGTCGCTTGTGTAGTTCCTGAATAACGCATTTGCATTTGTAAAGCATTTTGCGACACAGAACCAAGTGATTCAATCACTACCAAATAAGATTTATATGTTGATGAAAATACAGAATCAAAAGCCTGTGACGCAACTGCTGAAAATGATGTACGAGCGATAAGAGTCATACCACTTGCAGCAGTTGCCCATTTTAAGCCTGTTGCAGCAGTTGAATCTGCTTGCAAGACTTGACCATTTGTGCCAACTCCAAGACGAGCATCAACAGTAGTAAAAGTAAAGAGATCGCCTTTAGTCGTTAAAGGTGTCTGGTCTGTTGGAGTTGTCCATGAAAAGTCCATGTCTGTGTTAGTTGCCTTAGAAAGCACTTGACCTGTAGTGCCACCCTTTAGATCAACTAAAGATGCATCGATTGAATCGCCTAGGGTCTCAATGGCTACTGCGCCATCCTTGACCAAGTCAGTGCTTGTTGGCACAGCCCAACCAAAATTAGGGGTTGTTGTTGCCATTAGTTTATTACTCCGATCGCTTTAGACCACACTAGTGTAGCATTTACGCCACTCCAGAGGGTATTAGTTGGGATTACTGTCGCCCATGTTGGGGCAATAAGTGAGAAATCTGTAGGTGAGACATAGATAGTTGCATCAACATAAGTTGGTGTAGCTGCAAGTGAAATGCCCTCTACAAAGCCTGAGAAGTACCCCTCGAACATGTTAAAGGGTAGATTAGTAATAACTACTGGCTCGCCAAAGAATAGGTTGATAAGGTCGTCTAGTTGAGCAGATGGCATTGTAGGGTTATCGAGTCTAAAGGTAATCTGGTCAAGCTGTGTTCTAGGTGTTGAGCGCAAGGCTAAGTCTCGCTCTACAATATCCTCGACATCTGCAAGATAACGGATATTAGAGTCGTAGCTCTTTTGATAGCGACCATAGGTAGTAATTGAAGCATCGTCTGTAGCTGAGTAAGTGCTGCCGTAGTCATTGCCATAACGCACAATTTCACTATTGCGAATCTTGCCAATTTGTAGAATGGACTTAACGCTTGATGGCGTTGCGTAATTTGCGTCTAATTGGGTTGAGCCGTTAGCTGCTAAATAGGTGCTTCTATGATCCCCGTCTGCATAGGCTATGCGCCCCTGCTTGTCTTCATATAGCAAACCTAGTGCGCTATCCGCTATCTGGGTGACTAAAGTCTGTGTGTTGCGATCTGCTGCGTGTAGATTATCCATCTCATATAGCCCAGCATCGATTTCTCCTAAGCCCACATTTTCTGCATTAGCCCATGTAGTAGTTGGGTCGTAATTAACCCACTGAAGGGCAGGTGCTACTTCTATCCATTCATTAACTAATAAATCCTGAAGGATAATAGAAATCTGCTCACCATCTAAGTCATGAGCTACTGCTGCTGTGTAGATAGCTTTAGGCAATTTAGCCAATGCTCCTACTGCAAGAATTGAACCAACAGTAACAAAGCCAGTTTCTTCTGGGCTTCTGACAGAAGTTCTAAAGTCTGAAACTGTGCCACCAAATACAGGCACATATACACCAGCACTGTCTTTAATTTCTAGGGTTAAGGAATCGGTTACATCAATGTCAAAAAGCGCATTGGTTGAGTTAATGATGTCCATGCGGGCATAACCTGCTTGACATTGCCGATCAATATCAATACGACCAATAGTGACATTAACTGAGGTTACATTTGTATAAACAGTAGTGCCTACTGTAATACGCCATTCTGGAAGCCATGTCATATTGGTAGGAGCAAACTCGATGTTCCACGCTGGACAGCTTGGCGAATGACATCTTCAACAGCGCGGGCTATCGTTTCTGGGTCTCCAATACCTGTATTCACATTTGTGTTAATAGTTACGCCTGCTGGCAGTTGATTGCCTGTACCGCTTGTTCCTAAACCAACTGTTGATGGCATCGAAGTGGTAGTTCCGCCATTTGAAGTAATACCAAGTGATTTGTTAGTTGCCCCTACAAATGGTACAAAACCACCAAGTGCTGCTTTTTGTGCTGAACCTAAAGTATTAAAGGCTGAAGCTGCTGAACCAGCAAAAGACTTAAAATAACCTTCAAGCGTATCTAGTTGCGCCTTGACAGACATGAAGTTCCAGTTTTTGAATATATCGTCTAGAGGCTTAATGCTTGCCAATGTAGTAACTAACTTCTCGGTATTCTTTTGAGCCTCATCTAGCATTTTGGTGTATTTATCAATTTGGCTGATGTTTTCATCTTCAATAGCTTGCATGAGCTTGAGACGAATACGATCTTCTTCTGAAATCTTGCCCTTGAGAGCAGCTTCAATCTGAATCTTCTGGATGTCAAAGATTGACTTGGCCTTAGCCAATTTTAACTGTGCAGTGTTAATTTTAAGATTTTCTTTGGCAATCTTGTTTTCAGTAGTTGCTGTTGATTTATTAAGGTTAGAGCCAGATTGGATGGGTTTTTTAGAGGGTGTGCTTAAAGTGACTCCAATTTGTTTGCCAGCAAAACCAAAAAAGATACTTTTACCAAGATCTTTAACATTTTTAATAAGTGATGGAATGGCTCCTATAGCAGTACCAGCAGCTAGGGTTACTTTGTTAAAGCCACCCGCAAGTGTTTCCAAGAAGATTGTGGCATCGCTTGCTTCTGTTCCACCGCTTGCGCGAGATAAAGCATCAACAAAGCCTTTACCAATAAGTTCATTAGCTTTTCCTGTTGCAGTACTTAAAACATCCATTTTGTAAGAAGTTGTAGTTAGGTAATCTTCTGCTGCTCCAGCTGATCTCTTTAGAATAACTGACAAGATTTCATTGAATGACAGTGTCGTAAGTTCAGCCTTTGTCAAACCTGAGTTGTATTTGACTAGACCTCTAGTAACTCCTACATAACCTTTACCCAAATCCCGTGTAACTGTGGCTAAATCAATGCCAGACGCTCGGCTGATAGTAATTGCATCATTAAGAAGTTTCTGGGATTGGGTTAATGAGCCAGTAATGGTAAGCAAACCTTGAAACGCTGGACGCAGAATGTCGTCCGCAATTGCCGCTGAAGTTTCTAATTTATCAATGTAGTCAGCAATGGCAGGATTAGCAAAGCCAATGCCTAGATTCTCTACTGCTCGGTTAAGTCTAAGGGCTGCTGCTTCATCCGCTGCAAATGCTTTTACTGCTGTCTTGCTAAATTGGACTAATGCCGTTGCGCCAAATGCAATTCCAAATGTGCCTGCAAGTTTCTTGACATTGTTATTGAGTTTTCCTACAGCAGTATCGGCTTGCTTAAAGGCTTTATTGCCAGTGTATTCAGCTGCTAAGTTAATAACTACTGATGGATCAACTGCCATTATTTAACTCCCATAGCGTCATAGAACTTTACTTTAGAGTTTTCGATAGCCTTGATGATTGCTGCGTTTGTCTTACCGCCATCTTCAGCCCATGCCCGAAAGATTGCTCGACCCTTCATCTTGCGTGATCTACGACCTGCACCAGTCTGATTATTGGCATCTACTATCTGCCCATAATTATTCATAGCGTCAATAAATTGTGCGCCTGCTTGAGGGTTATTGCTTTTAGATTGATTCTTGTTACCTGAGCGAATCATCTTGCCATAGTTGGCTTGACTCTCACGCACAACTCTAGCCATAGGAGCTTGCTCGCGACCATTAGGATTCTTGCGACCAGCAGTCTCATAAATTGCACCAGCAGCAGAAGCATTGACAACACGCGCTAATGCTCTAAAGCCTTGCTTATTAGGTCTAGATGGTGTGGTCTTATATCCAATACCGCGCTTGGCTTTTCCTGTACTCCAAATACGATCACTACCCCAAGCCGTTGAACTACTTTTAGCCCATCCACTCAGAGGAGCCTGTGAAGGGATAAATCCTCTAGCTTTATTAGTAATCGGCTTAAGAAGATTGCCTAACTCTTTTTGAGTTTCTTTAGCTAAGTCTGGAGCAAAGTTTTTTAGAGCCTTACGAAGTGCGATTGCGCCCTTTACTTCTGTTGGCATCGCTTATCTCCTTTGCTTCATCTTTAAGACCGTACAACAAGGCTTGAAGCATTATTGGGTCTAAATCTAATAACTGCTGTGGCGCGATTCCCAATCTAATGCTCAAGCGAGCTATTAAATAGGTGAATGGATAATCGCGCTTCAAGCTAAAGGGTCTGAGTCCAACACCTCAACGGATTTTAATCCCTCGATAAACTCAATCCCGAAAGGCTTAACAGTTTCACCTGATCTGCGTGTGACTTCCCATGCCAACCAATAAACATCAGTTTGCTTTTCTTCTTCTCGAAAAGCGCGGTGGAAACCCTTTTTAGCGTATAACTCAAATGAGTACTCCACTGCTGGAGTAATCTCACCCTCGATAACGCTTCCATCTATACGAACGATTTTTAGTCTTGCCATGAGCTGCCCCTTTTTTTAGTTGTTTAGAATGTGCCTGTAGTTGCTACTGCAATCGTTGAATTACATGTAAATGTAATTGACTGTGTGCCAATGTCTGATACAGCACCATTGATGTCTGTAGTGTTATTGACAAGAATTGAAACAGTGTAAAGAGGGTTAGTAGCAGAAACTGCTGTTCCCTTTGTCTGTAGGAATACAGCTGTGACTGTTGTTCCCCATGCAGCTTGAAGTGTTGCGAGAACATTTGCCGAAGCTGTGTCATTAAGGAAGTCGATGGTTACAGTTGATGCTTCCAAACCTTTTACAAATTTTCTAGAAGAATCGCCCATGGCACTTATTTCAAGCTCATCAAATGAACGGTTGATTGTTACTGCTGTGACATGGTCGCTAAGATCAACAGTGTTAATCTTAACGCCTACATTGTTATTTAGAAATACAGCCATTAGGATTATTCCTCGTCTTTCTTAGTAGATGCTGGCTTTGGTGTTGGTGTGCTAACCTGCCCGATTTTTTTCAGGAAGGCTTCGTTCTCTTGTTCCCACTCGGACATATTAACTCCAACTCGTAAGGATTGATACGGACATCTCGCAGCTGAGAAGGTCTCCCGAAGCAGCATTGAGAACACTAGGCGCACTGA